ACCGCTATAGCTGACTTTTGTTGTGGTGCTACTAACTGTCATATCTACTCCTACTTAAATCCTTATACCTTATTTTTATGTGTCAGCAAAGTGTTACTCTACCCTTTGTGATTCTGGCGCAATATCTACAAGTTTGTTTAATCCGTTTCTAATTCCAATCGCGTTATTAAAAAACAATAACGAGTTTGTTGCTCTTTGATGCGACTTTGACCACTGTAAATCTGGGTTAAGCAAGGAACGAGAACCACCCCTAATAACTTTGTCCATTTTGTTTGCTAGGTCTACTGTCGGTATACCGCTTATTAAATTACTTGCTAAACCTGTGCTTCTCCCATAAGCAAATACTGGTTCGTTAGTGTAAAATAAAGCACCTGTATCTATAACCGCAGGAACTAAAGATGCGTAACTACTTCTTTGAAACGCTGCTTTTCCTATCTCAACAGGGTTGAGTCTTTCATTTAAAAACTCATCTCTATCATCTCTACCTAAAGAGTTTATATAAGTCTGAGCAGTGTAAGAAGCTCCTGCAAATAAAGTAGTTGCAGCAAAAGCACCCACCGCTTGCAAATCTCTTGCAGTCATGGCGTGTAGGGTTTGTTTTGCATAAGAAACCAACATGAATGTCCTAAACTGCACAATTAACTTCCCCATAGTTCCAGTCATATATTTGTTTAAATTACCTAAATCATTTTGTTGTATGCTTCTTCTTGTCATTCTAACAACAGCAACGGTAAACGCATCTCTGGTTTCAGCACCTTTTGCATCAAATGTGCCATCAGGATTTTTATCCCACTCTTCCATGTTAGTTTGTCTAAGTTTTTGATTTCTGAAGAAAGGTGATTTTACAGTAACAGCGTGTTTGCGTATTTTGTCATAAACCCTTTCAGCCATATCTTCGTCTAATCCAAGACCAGCCAATCGTTTAGCTGAAATTTTTGTCGATTTAAATGCAGCATCGGTTATGTTTTGCATAGCAGTTTTTGCCGCTACTCTTTCTAACATAAGTGTTATTGGAGCCATACCAGATATATCTGCTGTAACTCTTTTTAAAGGTTGCATAAAAGCAATAGAACCTTCCACTGCCTTATCAAAGAAAGTAGAACCTTGAGCAACATAATTTTCTACAGGGTCAAATCTGTTGAAGGCTTGATTGATAGCTCTTTCATTTCCAACTCCAAGAAAGTTTACAATATCTTTTGCAACTTGGTCTTCTAACTCACCATTTTTAGCTCTTTTTATAACAGAACGAAACTCAGGAATTGCTTGCATTAAACCCCTAACGCCACCTATCGAAATAATATTTCCAAGTTCTGCAACTTGCGGAAATCCAACCTGATTCATTAATCTGATAAAGTTATAGTCTGCTACAAGTCTAGCTACTCGTGCTGTTTTACTACCTGCTTTAGCATTAAATGGAGCAGATGATGGGTTTCTTCCTAAAAGCAAATCAAAAAGTATCTCGGCATTTTGTATGTGTGCAGCTGCTTCTTTTTCTAAACCCTTTTCCTTCCCCTCTGCCTTTATTCCAGATATAACTTTCCTAAAGTCATCTTCAGATTTTATACCTACCTCTGCTAAAGCAATGCGTCCTGTAAGTTGCTGGGCATAAGTGTCGTACACTCGCTCCGCATCTCTGTCCATTAAGTCCTTAACACGAAGTATGTTTCCATCAGGTAGCGCAAGTTCTGCGTCTACATCAATTTTAAGTCTTCTCTTTGCTCTGGCTGGTTCACCTAAAGGTTTACGTCCAAATAAATTAATTAATCTTTGCGCTTGGTCTTCTGTTAATATTTCTTCTTCAACTAAGATGTCTTTTAAAATATCTTTTTCATCGGTTGTAAATATTCGAGCAAGTCCAGCATCTGTTCCAAACTCTGATTTTTTTATTTTTATTACCATACCTTCAGCAATGTTTTGAGCAAGTTCATCATCAAGCTCTGTATCTCCATTTAGTAAAGATTGCTTTAATAATTTAACAACATTATCTTGCCCATAAGTATCTGAAAACTCTATGAATTTGTAAGGTTGCCAAAGGTGAGTAAAGTATCTTAAGTTTTCAGGTATTGACTCAAACCCTTTTAGTTGTGCTGCCTTTGCTCTTCTGAGTAACTCTCTAAAAGATAAAGCAATAGCTTTAGCTGCTTTTTGTACAGCAACAGAGGCCTCAGCCCTTGGATTTTCTATTTGGTCAGAAACCTCTTCGCCAAACTTTGAACGGTAACTTGTAAAATTTCTTTCAACAATATTTACCCCATCTTCTTTTGCTCGTTGCTTAACTGCTGGATTATAAACTTCGGCTACTTTTCCTCTCTCAGTATTATATAATATTGTTTTTTTGATATCAGCAGTAGGAGCCATTGTTGCATTGTTTCTGTTAAAGCCAACACCATCTTCTCCAGCCCTGCCAAAAAAATCTCTGACAGTATTAAGTAAGCTACCCTTGCCTCTGCCTACGTGGTCTATCCTTGCTTTTGGCCATTCAGAGAATGGCGCATCCCCTAAGTCTCTGAAATCAGTAATTAAATCATCTGCTTTATTAGGTATAACAATATCATCTGCCCATCGATTTGCTGATGTAGATAGCGATGTAGATGATAACAAGTTTTGAACTTGTGAGTCATCGCCAAACTGCCTTCTCATTTGCTCTGCATAATCTATTGCTTGTGCGTTTTCTGTTGCTCTCTTCAGTCCAACAATAGCCTGTTCTAGCTCTGGGTCAGCGGTTCTTGCTAAAGCTCCAAAAGCACCACCAAGAACTAATCCAGCAGTTGCTCCATAAAGGATATCATATGGGTCTTTCACAGGGTCTTGACTAACAAGATAACTTTCAATAGCAGCATTACTTGCTGCGCCACCTAACGCACCTCTAAAAATGTTGCCTAACCTTGTTGCTTTTGAACCCCATATAGCTGGGCCTAATGCACCACCTGTTACAACACTTGCGCCAATAGCCAGTGGGTCTATAATAGCAGCACCAAATCTTAAACCAACACCACCCCAACCGTAAGATTGAAGTGTTTTTTCATTATCTAAACTTTCTAAAGCTCTTGTTCTTAACGCCTTTGCGTGGTTAAGGTTTCGAGCTTCATCTAAATAATTCCATGTTTCTACAGGCAAATCTTCTGTAAGCTCATTGAAGGCATCATCATCAAGCCAATTAGATGTATCTACTTCATAATCTTTTTCATCTAATCCATTTAAAAACCAAGATAAACTATTTTCTTTTTCAAATGCAGCTTGAGCAGCGTCAAACAAACCTACTTTATTTTGTTCAAGACTAATTCTTTCTTGTCTTTCTGCAAACTTTCTTTCGTCAGCAGTTATCTTTCTAAAAGAACGCCTTATAGGGGTGTCTAAGATATCATTCATCTACTTGATTCTCTAAACTTCTGAGCATTTATTTCTGCTTGCGTTACAAATTGTTTTATTCTTTGTAAATCAGACTTAGTAGCTTCTACTATTGCTGTTGGAGAATAGTTTTCTCTTATGTATTTTATAACAAAGTTATCTAAATTAAAGCCGTCAGTAATAAAATCTATCGCTGCATTAGAAGCTTTTTCAGTTACCTCGTCTATTGGTGTAGTGCCTTCAATATCTGCTAAAAGTTTTCTATAAAGTTTGTTCTTTTCAAATAGGTTCTTTGTTTGAGCGAACTCATCTGTACCAAGCTCGTAACTGGCATTAAGAGCTATCTTTCTCTCTACTTCTTGTTTCTTCTTTTTATTTGCCTCAACAACTTGAGACATTCCAATTTCTTGTAGTTCTTGCGGAGTAATTGTTAAAAGTCTTGTAAGACCAGTATCATTACCTTGCTCATCTAAAAAAACTCCATCAAGCGGTGTGCCATATGGGTCTGTAATAATGTAATTACCTGCAAATTCATTCTTAACAACTCTTATGTCACTGGCTTTATATTCCATTGTTGGGTCTAGTATTACTTTCATTGCGGTTTTGTTTCGTGAATCTTCTACTAAAGAACTTTTTACTTCATCTATAGCACTTAGGAACACCTGACCTTGTGTATTTAAATCGTCTTTACGTTGATAGTGACCTTCTACAAAAACAAAATCTCTAGCGATATCTTCTCTAGCCCATTCTAAAGCCTGTTTTACATCGCCTGTACCTACTTCAAGACGGTCTTTCGCCCTTGTTTCTAATAGGTCTTCCATTGCTCTTATGTTTAAAGGCTTGTCCTTGCCAAAAAAACTTTTATCCATTTCAGCTACAAGTTTTTTAGACTCAGCCTTTAGTAATCCACTCTTAATATTAACTGATACTGGGTCAGCTAATGCTTTCCTTGTGTCCATAACAGCTTGTTCTAAAGGGTCAAAATCAACTCTAGTATTTAATTCATCAAAAAAAGCTCTTTGCTTTGGGTCTGTTGCGTGGTTTTCAAGAACAGTAGAATAATTATCTAAGAAGTTATAAAGATTTAAAGCTTTTTGTATCAAACTAAACTCTTCTGCGTCTGGCGTAAAAGAAGCATCAATGCCAAATTTATAACCATTGTTTAATGTAGATACCCAAGCATCGTGTGTAACATTATTCCTAAAAGTAACATTAACAACTTGTCTGGTCTTATCTTCTTCAGACAAACTTTTGTCAGCTAATATAGAAGATATTACAACTTTTGCGTTTTCTTGTAGCCTGTCTTTACTAATATCGCCTAATGTAACTAGCTCTTCGCCAGTCCCATTTTCTATAGAGTCTTGTATTGTTTCGTTTTCAAATTGTGTTCTTCTTATTTTTTGTTGTTCTGCTTTAATTTTAAATATATTATCCAATGCTCTACTTGCAGTCTGACTAACAGTTTTATTTGCGCTTAATTCAAATGATTGTCTTCCATTTAAAGAAGTTGTAAGAGATGATTGTAAAATATTTAACTCTTCGAGTATCACTTTCTGTTCTTGTTCATCAGCTATTGCTAAGTTTCTAATTTTAGAATTAACCGAATTAAATATAGCACTAACAGCAAGCTCATCTCCTTCTTCTTGCTCCATTCCTTCTGGTAAATTAAGCATTGCTTCTTCAAGTATGTCGAATTGCGTTGCTGAAATAATTGTATCTGAAAAATCTTGCCTTTTCTTTTCTGATACTTCTTCTTGGCTAAAGGAACTTGCAGCTATAACAGATAAGTCACCTTGTTGACTTTGCTTTAAATAATTAGAGTTAATTGAAATTGTAGAGCCATCTTTTTTTGTATAGGTAAAAGGCATACCATCTCTGATAGCATTAGATGCTTCGTTAAAATCTTTTTCAGTTGCTTCATCGGCTACCATATCTTGTAAAGAACCTACGATAATATCTCTTTGTTGCACTTGTTTGTTTGTCTTTAACTTTATGATAGTTTCACTTAATGCTGTTAAATTCTTTTGGTCTAATCCTGCAAAAGATATTTCATATTTATTTCCATAACCATCTTGGTAAGTAAAATCTGTTTCACCTTTAATAAGTCCTGTTGATATTTGGTCAACAGAAATAATATCTATCTCATCAAATACTGCGCCAACATTAGCTAAAGAATTATTATAAAATATTGTTTTAGATTGTTCTTCAGCTACATCAATAGCATCAAGCAATTCTTGTTCTTCTTTAAAAGGAAGTTGTCTAGCTTTTGTTTGCTCTCTTTGAACATCAAAATTCATTATTGCAGAAGATAACGGCATAGAACTATCCTCAACAGACTCATATGTTTGTTTTGTATTAGCTAATATAAGTCTTTTGTCTAAGGTAGAAATATATTCTTCTCTAGTCTGTCCTACAAATCTATTCGCCCCAGACTCTTCCATTGAGTTGAATATTAAATTAGCATCTGAAACACCTGCAGTGTAGTCTATTGTTCCTCGGCTGATGTTATCAGCTATAGAGTCTAATCCCTTTATAGAAGATTCAGCTTGTTTCTGTTGTTTTCTAGTAACAGTGTTCTGCTTTAATGGAATGGTTAATGAAGAAAATCTTGATGCCGTTTTATTTTTAATACCAGATTTAAGTCTTGAGTTTATTCTTGGTGCATCTTCTATAGATTTAAAAACATCAGTTAATATTTCATTAGCTCTTGTTTCTACTTGTGTTACATCATCTAGCTCTTCAGCATCTAAAGAACTTAGCTTCTCATTTATACGAGACATTAATTGTGTATCTAATGTATCTGCATTTATCTTTTGTTGTGCTAGTTCAAAGTCAGCAGCTACTTTTCCTGCTTTCGATAGTGTTTGCTGAAACCCTGCAAAGGCTCTTCCTGGTGCGGTAAAAGCTGCTGTACTTGCTCTTGGTGATAATTGACCAGCTGCTAATCCTTGTGTTGGCCCTGCTCCTTGATTGTATAATGGTATCTTAGGCAATTAAAGTTGCTCCTGTTGATGCGGCATCTGTAAACCCACCGAGAAGTGATTGTTGTGCCTGTGTTCTAAAAGCCTGTGCTTGCGCTCTTCCTTCAAGCCTTGATAAAGTTGCTTCTGATTCCTTCTGCATTTGTTGTATGCTCGACGCATATTGTATTCTAGCTGCATCTTTCTCTGTATTGAAATAAGCGTCTGCTAGAGCCTGTAATGGACTGCCAGACATTCTTATACCAGAAGTTGCTGTAGCTACTCTCTGGGTGCTTATAAGCCTGTCAGACTGCCTTCTAAGCGCAGACTCTTCTTCTCTCTTCTGTCTTTGTAAAAGAATTGCTTCATTCTCAGCAACCTGTGCATTATATTCTGCTACTTGTTCTGCAGCACGAGCAGCAGCTTGGTTTCCCTTTGAACCCATGATACCGCCAAGAACCTGACCACCTACGGCTAATGCTGTTAATCCACCATCAGGCATTACTTTATCCTCGCCATGCGGTAATAATCACCGCCATCTACACCATATTGTCTCATCAAACCCTCATTCTCAAACCCAAGCCATCGTGCAAATCGTATTGCTGTTGGGTCATCTGCTGAAACACTTGCCTGTATTCTATCAATATTGTTTTCTGTTTCTATTACATCAAACATATAATAGGTATGCTTTACCACAGATTTGTATTTTACCTTACCTAGCTTAGATATAAAGAACCAACCCTCTGCAACCTTACCCCACATAAAATGAATACCGCCCATACCTAATATAACATCATCATACATTAACGTATAACCATGTATTCGCTCTGGCGCAATGAAAGCATCTTTATGTTGCTTTTCAATAACAAACTCTAAGTCTATGTTATCTATATCTTTTTTATCAAATGTTCTTAGTTTAAGCATCGAATGTATTAGACCTTCTCATAATTGCAAGTATGGTCATTGGCAAAGGCTGATTCTGTCTTATAACAACTTGTGCATCATTATCATACCCAGATGGAAAGAATATTTCTTTATCGCCATTAAATAATGGTATCGGGCCATCCATAGCCATACTGCTATCTCTGAATGGCATACGGTCAAGATTATCTACATTTGGCCCTGTTTCTGCACCAACTGTATCTATAAATCGTGCTGTTACGCCATGTATTCTTTTTATCTTTCCTTGTGATATACCGTCTTCTGCACCACCTTCCATACGCAAAGTCTTAACTAAAGAGTCATAGTTATACCCAACATGAATTACACCGCCAGTTCTATCTAGTGTGATACTGCCATTCGTAACTGTTTTGTCTGCATGACTTGCGCCATCTACCAGAACAGCTATAGTCTCACCTTCCAAATGATTTACGCCTGTAACAGCGGATACTTTTTTACGTGCTTCACCGCCTGATATGTAAGTTGTAAAAGGTGTACCGTTAGTTGCCTTACGCACCACACCGCTGTTGGGTAAGAATACTAAATCTGCATTATCACTGATTGCGCCTGTTGTGCCAGTAGATAACGTAATCTTTGCTTGACCAGCCAATGCAACAACCGTTGTTCCAGAAGCAATGTTTGTGCCTGTTACTACCATACCTGTAGATATTGTACCTGACACGTTATCTATATCAATGGCGGTAGCACCACTACTGATACCACTTCCGTTGTTTACTTTAGCTGTTGGAAATCCACTAGCAGAACTCAAATCAACACCTATTGTAAAATTATTATCATCTACTTTGGTTACGATAACACCTGTATTATTAACAGTTGTCATACCTACGATATCAAATATGGCTATCTGGTCATTTGTTGCAAAGCCATGATTATCAATATTAATGTTTGCTGGGTTTGCTTTGGTAATTGATTTTATACTTTTAGTAGCTGGGTTCGCTAATTCAAATGTATTTGTTTGCGAGTTGAATACTGTAAAACTATCTGCGTTTAGTTCTGTCATACCCACTACATCATTGATAACCACATCATCTCCATTGCTAAAACCATGTGAAGAAGATGTAATGGTAACTGTCTGATGGTCTATTGTAACACTGCTAACTTGGTCTGTAGATAATGAAGCGCCTGTAATAGTCTTAGCTGTGTTTTCTATCGTAACACCAGAGTCTACAAAGAAAGCATCTCTTACTTTCTGACTGAAATTAAATGATTTTAAATACACAATGTGTCGTACCGTAGAGCTATTGATGGTGCGCTTTACCGATAAATATACTTGGTCTTCTGTGCCACTTGGTATGGATGTAACACTCTCAACAAAACCTGAGTTGCCAAACGGATGCTGATGCCATCCAACTGTATTGTTTGCAGGGTCATAACTGAGACCTATCAAAACACCATCAGAGCGCACAAACCATAAAATTAATTCTGGTTCTTGCTGCCATACCATATCTACCAAACCACCTTTAGCAAGATGTTCTCCTAATATGGTTAAGTCTCTTCCCACCAGACCATCCGTATTTAAATCAAAAGTAACTTCTTTTACTTTCTCACCACTTTTTTGCACCAGTATTGTGCTTGCTCCTGCTCGAAGTGGGCGCACATTCGATGTACCAAAGGTAGTTTCTCGTAATACATTTACCGATGTAGGAGTAACGGCAGCTCCTTGTGTGCCACCTGATAAGGTAAACTCTGCGCTGGTAGTAAGAATTTGCAAGAACCGTCCTGGTATCATGTGCTTGATTACATTCACTTGGTCAGATGCAATCGTAACATTAATGGCATCATCATCATTTGTACCAGGACTATGATTAGTAAAATCATCTGTTACTGACCCAAAAATACTTTGTGGCTGTGCCGTTGTACCAGCAAAAAACAATCTTTCTTCATAGAATGCTACGGCTCTTGGAAATCCATTTCGACTGCTAAATGCCCCTCGTGACCAGCGTGTTGTTCCATCTGTTGCATTTTTTGGTAACACAAGTGTGTTAATATTTCCATTTACCGAGTTATTTTGCACCACGGCTGTTGCTGATGTAGTGCTTGCTACGGCTGTAATTTTAACAAATCCTGTGCCACTATGTTGAAACTGCCATGTATGATTGCCATACACCTCTGAGCCTGATATATGAACAGGTGCTTGCGCTCCTGTTTGCTCATTACTCCCAGCATCTGTTTTCTTGTACACATTGCCATTGTGTCTAACTAAATCATTCTGTGAATAGGTATCAGACGTAGACCACGCGTCATGTTGCACTTCAACAATATCTCTGAATCGAAACAATGATCCTACATCTGATGAATCAAATAAACCAGCCGAAGCGGTCAGTGTCACTGTTCCTGTATTAGCATCCGATGTAATGGTTGTTGTGCCTATATTCTCATCTTCATAAGGGCCATCTACAAAATCTACATCTGCCAATGTAAAAGACGTAGCCGTTGTTCGTGTAAGCTGCGCTGGTGCATGACTGCGATGTGCGATAAACATCACATCTGCTGATTGTGCAAAGGTGAGTTCTTTTACTTGTGCTACGGTATAGGTAGTCGGTACTTCCACAATTTTACCAGATGTACCCCCTGAAGAATAGGCTGTAAAAGCAGAGCTATTAATACCTGATAACTCAAATGTATTATCTGTTTTATTTGCAACGGTAAACTCTCTGTTATTGAGTTCTGTCATACCCACAATGCCTTTGAGGAACACTCTATCGCCATCGTTGTACCCATGAGAAGAAGATGTAACTTCTGCAGTAGTTCCTGTTGTAATTCCAGTTATGGATTTTGTTGCTTCGGTCAGTATTTCCTCTTCGTTATAAAAACGAATATAGTTGAGACCAAACTCCAGCACATAAGATACAGGCTCTTCTGATGCAGTATCTGCGCCATATTCAAAGTTTACGAGTCGTACTTCACCACCATCTTTGGATGAATGCACATAAAAACTTCCTGTTCTTCTGGTAATGCCGCCTTGAGGAAAGACCACCATGTTCTGCAAGGTTTGCACCCCTGCATTATATTTTTGTAAATCAACTCTGCCTTCTAATCTGGGCGTTAACTCACCTGACTGGAAGTTGGTAACAATGGTTGATACTCGTGCCATATTACACTCTTACATCAATAAATTCACTTGAGGTCAATCTATCTGGTACACCTTCCATAGCATCCATTGCTTTAGCTTCTGATAATCTGGCTTGATATAATTGATATATCTGACCTGATAAGGATGAACTTCCTGTTATTGCATATGCAACTTCAGAAGCTAGTTTATGTGCTATTGTGCTTGATAATAAACTGTCATATTCTTCTGTATCGGTAACTCTTGCTACATATATTATCTTGCAAGCTGTCTCATCCGATAATACTTTTCTTCCTTCTATTTTAAACATAACCTGTGATTCATACGCAGCTATATCTTGATTTATACTATCAGTATAAAAGGATAGAACACGTAAGCAAAATGGGTCTGTGGGAAGGGAGAACTGGCTTGTAAATCCAAATGCAGGTGCATCAGAATCTTTAGCTAATGATGCTCTGCGTATAGCAGAGTTCCAAGGATGAGAGCGCAATACTTGGTCACGTACTGTTGTAAATCTTCTGTTACATAATTTGGCTTCTTTAGAGTTTTCATCGAGAGAAGTTATTGTAGCTGCACCAAGTAAATCCATTGATTCATTACAAATATCAACAACAGAAGACATATCTTTTATCCTTTAAATTATGTTAGGGCAGTACCTTATCATGAGTCAGCACTGCCCCAAATTATTTAGTCTACGGCATATTCAATAATGAACGCCATGTCTCCTAATGTTCCACCAGTAGCATTAAAAGTTGCTGCTACATAAAGTGGCTCACCTGGGTCTGCACTTAAACCGCCAAGCTCATAAAGCTTTTGACCTGTTGTATTTAAGTCAAGAACTTCATAGCGAAGTTCAGCAAGGGCTGCGCCATCTGCAACAGAAGTTGCAAGACAGTCCTCATCTACAACAGTATTGTCTAACTTATATAAGCCAACATTATAAGTACATGAACCACCTAATGCATCTGCACCAATCCTGATAGATACAAGATTAGCGTGTGATGGTATAGGAGCAAGATAAACGATATCATTATCTGTGCTGTCACCAGCAGCCAATGCTACGTTTCCTGATGCTATTCTGATTCTTCCACCTAACTCACTTGCTGGATTAGCAACTTGAGGTAGTGCAAGATAATTTGCGACTAAGTCGGAATTTTTAGTTGTCATTTTCTATTCTCCTATCTTAGTCTGGTGTTTCATCACAGAATATTTTTACGACTTTGGACTCTTCCATCCGCACCGCACCAATATCCATGCAATAGTAAACTTGAGTTGCATACCCTTTATCAGAACGCTCATCAATTCTTGCAGAAACATCTTTGCCTATTCCAAGGGTAATACCATCCTCTGCCCATGCAAAACATGAACGGATGTCATTTGAATCTACATCAAGACGATTTGTCATAATAAATTCAAAGCCTAAGAATGTATTGATATCACCTTGAGCAAGAGCTTTTACAGTGTTGAAGTCTGAACTGGTAACCTGAGTTGTACCAAGTAAGTCTTCAATCTGCTTTGGCCCTACTGCAATGTAACGTGCGATAGAAGGGTCAACATCGTTTAAGTCCATCTTACGCTTTGCTTCAAGCAACTTGGCAATGGTCAATCCATCATTAGATGAAGCTGAACCTACCATGTTTGCTGTTGCGTCTAGTGTAGCTGAACCAGAACCTGTTTCGCCTGTTGATGCTGTACCAAGAGCTGCATCGATAATAACATCATCCATAGCACGACCCATAGCTGCTGCTGCGGCTTGTGCATATTGTGATGTTGGGTCAATTAACATACGAACTTTATCTTGGTCATCAATTAAGTCTGCATATTCGTATGATGCTAATGATACTCTACGTCTTGCGTGTGGGGTATCAAGTTGCGGTGTATCACCATGTCGGCTTGTGCGAAGCTGTGCTGTCGCTTTACCAATCTGGTCTATAAATGCGTTCTTACCAACAACATTTTCTATATTAACTGCGTCACGTAAACGGCTACCCTTTTGCTGTGAGAGCATTTGCACATTAGCAGAATATTGTTGCACGAACGCGGTTGTTACTTGTGAAGACATTTTTAACTCCTTCTTTCACAAATTGCGTTTATACTTTTATCGATGTGCTACCCTCACGGACACGTCTAGGCTTTTTAGTTGCCGTAGAACTATCGTCTATCCGATTGTCTTCAGGACGGTTTGAACCGCTACCCTTTACAACCCAACTCCAAAGCAACTCTGCTTTTTGTTCAAGTTGGCTTATATCTAAAATATCCCTATTTGCACAAGTTTGCAAGAGGTTACATATTAACTCGTTTCTAGCAATGATAATGTCATTATTATCCATGTATCATTTCCATTAATTCATTTACTCTATTTATGGCTCTTTGCCTTCCAACATAGTTCTTTTTATCTGTGTATTCTGGAGAGTTCATAATAGAAGTAACTTCTGCTTGCGCTTCACTAGGTGTGAGTTTACGTGTTTGTGTTGCATCTGCAATTGTATCTTCACTGGTAGAAGAGCTAACAAAGTTAGCAATTTCAGAAAAATACTTTATAACTCTAGGGTCATCACCAAACTTTAAACCACTAGCTAACTCTAATTCATAAATATCAGAGTCCCCAAACTTACCAAGCAAACCTTTAACACTTGCAAGTTTATCATCATAAGCCTGACCCCATTCTTTTTTTAACCCATTAATGGTTTCTTCTTTTAATGTTTCCTGTTGTCTGCTTACTTCTTCCTGTGATGTGCTTACAGTAGATTTATAATATTCCATTACACCACTTACCTGACTAGGTGTAAGGTTAAGTTTATGGGCTATGTCTTTGAAATTATTAGCAACTTCTTCTGTTACTACATTACCATCAACGGCAACTTCATACTTATCGGATGTTTCTGGTACACCTAGATACTGATGTATTTTGCCAAGCTGTTCTTCAGATGGGTTTTTAGGGGCAGCTAGTTTATCTGCGCCTATAAGTTGTTGTGCATTTACATAGGATTTAGCCAGATTACCTACATCTTTTATGGGGGATAGACTTGGATGTGAGCGTAATTCTTCTGGCAACTGGTTTAAGAAATCGTTACCAGAACCGCCCTGTGCTACTTCTGCTGGTGTTTCTAACACCGTTGTAGTTGGCTGGTCTACCTGTTCGACTATCTGTTCTTCCATTTTTACTCCTTATTAATCATATTGTTGATGTGTAAGAAAACAGCACGTTTTCCTTCTTCAAAGGCAGATGCATTAGCATCTCCTGATACGTAACTGGTTGTCATCCAGTGACATCTGTTTGCTAAGTCTGTAAATACCTTCTTGCCATTTTCAGATGTAAATGTCTGAGTGTACATATCTCTTAGCTGTTCTATTTCTTTTTGCCTTGCTTCTTGTGTATAGGCTTCATTTTCTATTGATTCTGCCATTATTTACTTACCATCCTAACTGCTTGCGCTGCTTGCGCGGTATCGGCTACATCCTGTGATAATGCTTCACGTTCTTGCATAGCCTGTTGCATTTCTTGACGTTGTTGTCTCATAGCATCTACTTCACGTTGAGATTTCAATGTCATCTTCGGTACACCCAGACTATCTGTAATGTGCCGTACCAACCCATCTGGGTCTATGTGATCACCTACAGGCAATGCCTGTGCTAATGGCATAAGTATTTCTAGTGCCTTCATAGTATTATTGAGACTGCTAGATTTCTGTGCCATAGCAAGTGGTGATACATATTCTATATCAATGTCCCTTCCTTGTATTAATGCTGGTGGTTGTTGTAGCATATCTTCTCTTAACATTAATGCAAACACACGGTCTATTAATGGACGTAGCATTTCATTCATTAATCTTCCAAGAACAGGGCCAATAACTCTCATGCGCTCTTCTTGTCTTTGTATAACTTCTGTTGCTGTCATATTAGGAGAGCCACCAACAAGTATTTGGTCTACATAAAAGGCAGAGCGAATAGCCTGTCTTCTTTGCTCTTCCATATTCAATCCAACATTTGTATTACTGCCTGTATTCAATGGTGTAATCGTATCTCTCGTACCAGAGCGATAGAAGTTTAAACCACCAGGCTGTGTTCTTACAGGCAACATAAAGCCATCATCAGGAACAAGTAACGGTGGGTCGATTTGTTTTTGCGCTGCCTGTATGATTGTTTTGCTCATTAGGTTTAACATTTTAACATCTGGCAATGCCGTCATCGCAGGAGAACGCCCCATTATCTCACCTGTACTTTTTAAGAAACGAGGTACGATGAACGGCATTTCTTCAAAGCCACCTTCTGATAATATCATGTGTGTTTTACTGCACACATATATCGAAGCAAATGGCATATTTATATTATCACGTTTGGTAATATCTCGTGTCATACGAGGTGTTATAATATGTAATATTTCAACTGGTTCTTCTGGATTCTTTTTAAATACTTTGGCTATATGGTCACTTATATTCTCTTCACCAAATCTTTGTACCGCTGCTTTTGCAGAAGACTCATACTTTCGATACACCGTATCTACCATGCCATGTAGGTCTTCTTGAACATAAAACTCTGATATATGGCGTGTAGAACATCGAAGCTGTTTGTCTTCCCCCATTTCAACAAACATACAGCCTGTACCAAACACAACTAAATCTACATATAACTCATGCACTTCAGTCTCAAAGTTAGATTGATTAAATAATCTCATCATACGTTTTGAGGTATCTTGCAACCATTCACGTACATCATCATCTCTGTTTATATCTGTATCTTTGACATCCAGATGAAACCAAGGTGATGCACCGCTAGTCAGCATACCATGCAATGAAGAAGCCAATAAATCTACAGCTTGCAAAGCTGTGCCATCATATATTTGTTCCATGCGCTTTTCGCCTTTGGAACGCTTCTTTACTATCTCTGCTTTTCTAGGAAGCATATAATCTGCCAGTTCCTGATAATGGGTATTCCATGTATCTCTCTGGTCTTCAACATACTCGAAGCGTTTGAGTAATGCTTTTAATTCTTCATCTATCATTTAATTATCGTGTTACTTGTGCCAGTATCCTGACCAAGTAATCCTGCAACAATGGTAGAGCCTCTACCTTTTCTGCCTACTCTTTGCCTTCTTACACCTTCTTCAGCAAGAGCTGCGCCTAATTCCATATCTGGTTCTGGTGGTGGTGGGGGCGGTGGGGGCGGTGCTATTACTCTTGGTGGACTCATGAAACTCATTTTATTGCTCCTTACATGGCAAAAGGATTATATTCATTTACTGCAACTGTTTGTGGTGGTCTTACCATTCTTGTTCTTTGCTCAAGTCCAGTTGCAAGATATCTAAAGGCATCTGCCGAATGAGATGTATAGTCATGTCTTGGATGGTCACGAAACACTTTCTTCTTATCATCCCACTCTTGTCGGTACTGTCTTAACATATCAACACCATCCTGTGTTTTATCTCTATCAAAAAAACACTTAGGTAGCAACATCCTTGTAGCATTGATGCCATCAGCTACTTTTATTTTCGGAACAACCTTGAATCTAATACCAAGCGAGAAAGCCGTTTCCAAACGCGATTTGCCAGACCCAAGTTCTCTGACTTCAATGTCGTGAGGTGCGAGGTGGTCACCGTATACGAAGTCTTTCCTGTTAAGAACTTCCGCATAGTGGTCGAGGCCCACTCCACTATTCTCGTAATAATCAATAATATGTACCGCACCGCCCCTGTAAACCTGTGCAAACCAAATAGCTGTCGCATCATTTATTCCTAAATCCCATGCTGTATGTACTGGCAATGAAGGGTCATACGGCACTTTTGTTATTCTATTATCATCTTCTGCTTCTGTTATAAGTTTTCCATAATAAGCACCAATAATACTGGCTGTAAAGGAACACTCATATTCCTGTTCAAACTGCTCTTCTGTCATTTGCTTCTTAGCAGCTTCTAATTCTTCTTCTTTTACAATACCACTCTCAGAAGCCTTTACCGTCTTCCAATACCATTTGTCCGAGCCTTCTTCACATTCTTGTTTGGCTTGTTGCAATAAATCAAAAAAATGATTATGACCAGCAGGAGTTCCCAAAAATACAGCCGCCCCCTCTCTGTCAGACAAGGCTGGTCTTACTACCTCCCCCCATACCCTAGGATTCTGCATACCAAATTCATCAAAGATAGCTAAATCTAAATAAATACCTCTCAATGCATCTGGATTCTCAGCAGATAATAACATTAACCTAGAACCATTTGGAAAATCTACTCTCAACTCAGTTTCATTAAAAGCAACATTAGGTATTACACTGGCATAATACTTTACATAATCCCATGCAATTCTCTTAGCTTGTGTAAAGGTAGGAGCAATAAAAGCAACCCTAGGTCTTGGCAATGGACAAGTCAGACATTCTTTAATTAAATGATTAACTGCAAAAACAGTCTTGCCAAAACGTCTGTGCATGACTAAAACATTCCAGCGTCTTAGGCTGTTATGCATCTCAGCTTGAGGCGCACGAGGCTTATACGGTATGGTTATCTGTGCCATTTCCCTCACAAGGTGTGTGTACTAATACAAAAGTATTACATTCATTACATGATAAATTTGAAATAATTATCTCTATTCCATCTGCATCTTCATCATCATGGTCACCGCCCCATATCAACTCATGTTCGCAATTAGGACACTTCATCGTTACTCCCCATCCAAGCTATGTTAATCTCAGTATCACCAGTCTTCAGCTGCATCATAGCTTTAGCCTTCTCCCCAAAGTCCTCAGAATTACAATGAGACTCTAACCACCTACTATGCGTTCCCATCTCTCTCAATGCCATCACATCTACCTTGGCAGTACCAGTAACAGCCCCTACAAGTAAACCCTCATAGTTACTTCTAAACTCAGAAGAAAAACTACTCTTGGCTATCTCATAAGCATCCTTAATATCCTTATTATCATTAAGATACTTATAAAACGTATTCCTACTAATCCCTATACCCCTACATATCTCACTAACACTTATACCATCGCCTACCATACGTAGTATAATATCTTCCTTCTTAGCTAACTTCTTAGGCATGGATACTCCTGACTGTGTGGTTGATAGTAGTATTTAACACATATATAGAGCGGTGCGCCTGTCTGGGGGTAATGGCCTTAAAATATAGCCCCACTAGGGTACACATTGTAAATATATAGCAATAGGCAATCGCGTGCTATACACACATGAGATTGTAATGTCTGTCTGATTAGAATTATACAAAACACACTACACAAAATATCTATATTTGAACTACACTATATAACACGGGCCGATATCAGCTCTAATAGAATAGGTAACTAATACCATATATAGTATTGACACGCAATACCAAACACAAGATATAGTACCACTTAATTAATGTTAAATTATTTTACTTGTATGGCTTGACTATGTACAATAGCTTGACTATGTATGATGTATAACAACTTTACAGAAAAGGATATAAGACAATGAAAAAAGATAGATACCAAATAATTACAGATACAGTAATTGAGCAGATGGAAAGCCTTGGCAGTGACTGGCTTAAATCATGGTCAACAAGTGCAATGTCAGGACATTACAACGTAATCAGTAAAAAAGCATATCAAGGGACTAATACTTTTTTAACAGCTATTAGTTCATATAAAAATGGTTTCAAGTCTAACCAGTGGGCAACCTATAAGCAATGGCAATCAAAAGGTCATACAGTTAAAAAAGGTAGTAAAGGAACTGAGATTATCTTTTTTGATAAAATTAAAATAGAAGACCCAAAAACAAAAGAAGAAAAGTTTATCCCATTGCTTAAAGGTTTTTCTATTTTTAATGCTGACCAAATAGACGGTTACCAAACTGAAAAACCAGAAATAATTAAACCAACATTTAACCATGAACAAACAGAACAACTTGTCACTAATAGTCAAGCAATAATTAAACATGGTGGAAGTCGTGCGTTTTATACAAGTGAATCTGATTTTATTCAAATGCCGCATAAAGCAGATTTTCAGGATATTGACGGTTCATCAGCTATGGAAAATTATTATTCAACATTACTGCATGAACTAACGCACTGGACAGGCCACACTTCTCGACTCGATAGAAAACTTGCTAATAAATTCGGTAGCAATGCGTATGCTTTTGAAGAATTAGTTGCTGAAATTGGCAGTGTGTTTTTAACAGCTATGTTAGGCATAGAAAAACAGCCGCAATCTAATCATGCGAAATATCTTAATAACTGGCTGGAAGTATTGAAACAAGATAAAAGAGCAATGGTTAAAGCTTTTGGATTGGCTCAAAAAGCAAGTGACTATATTCTTGCCTATCAAGATAAGAATCAATTACAAGCGGCAGAATAGCCTTTATAAGTAGACAGGTAGTTATACACTGCCTGTCTATATATAAGCGCTAGTCAGTGCTTAAAACGCCAACAATGGCATAACAAAAAGAAAAGGGTGAGACAATGGAAAAGCAAGTAATAGAATGTGTAGTAGATAGCTACAAAAGATTAAATAATTCTAGCATGGGAAACCCTACTTATGAATTTACTACAACAACAGGATGCAAATATAAAACAAAGCCTAACATATCAGATGCTTATAAAGTGCATCATGGTATGATAGGAAAGCCTGCTCGATTCACAGTAAGAAACAACAAGATAGAGGGGATAGACTAAAATGACCAAGTTTAATATTTTTATAGCAATAATGATAACATTATTAGCAGTAGCTATGTTTGATTTTATTATTATCAACTGGCTATTAGGTTGCAATACATGGGATAAAAGCCAATGGGATGAATATAATTCCTGCTTTAATCCGTTTATGTTTTAAAAGAGGATTCATAACAATGGAATATACAGGATTTAAATTGAATTTAACAGATTATGAAAAAGGTTTTTTAACTGCTTTTTACGAATCATATATACACCTTGAAAATTATAAATGCCCTAATGGTCAATGGTATGAACATTTATACAATGATGATATGGAATGGGTAGGAGTGCAAATTGACAAAAGAATGTTTGATATTTGCATATGGTTAAACACAGACAAAGAAGAAATAGAATATCCAAAAGATTTAATTGCTTGTGTTTATGAGTGTGGAAAAACAAAAGATGATAACTGGACAACAGATACTAGCACATGTTGGTTTATTACTGATTATGATTTTGAACAACATAAAAGGAAATAAAAAGAGGAGAATTAATAATGACTAAATATGATTTATTACAAACATTGGAAATGATTTATCCTGACAAAAAAGATTGGTTTGTTGGTGACGATGATGGCACAGAGGGCGTAGTATGGATATGCTTTTCTATAGAAGAAAAAGAAGATAACAATGAATGAAAATAGTTTTACAGTGACATTTTATCAGACATATAAAGTAAATATAACGGCTGATAACAGAGAGGATGCAGCTGAATATGCAGAAATAGCAGTATCACAAGACCCAAGCTTATATTTAACAAGCATAGATTACGAGGTAGAGCATGACTAAAAAACAATTTATGAAAGAGAGAGAGGAACTCGGCTTTACTAGGATACAACTAGCAGATAAACTTGAGTTATCCAGGCAAACTATATTTAACTATGAATATGGTCGCTATCCTATACCAAGAGCTATAGTGCTTGCTATGCAAGCTCTTAAACTACAACCAAAATAATAAATAGGCTATATATATAGGCTATAGAACGCGAGATATATATATGTGTCTCGCGTTCTTATTGTTATATATCCCCTTAAATAAGCGTCCTACTTGCCCTTGAATGGGCAGTAGAACACTTATTTATATAAAGGACGCGCGTGATACACGATAGGCAAACGCGCTAACAATGAATTTATTCAGTATCATATTTTATATTGACACGCAAGCCCTAGAGAGAGAGGAGCTTTACCCAAGCTTCAAGGGTAACAATCGCCACATCATTACCCTTAAATCTTTTATTAATATGTTTAAGATAGAGAGCGCACCGAATAGGTTGATGGTCAAACTTAAATATAAGTACAGGCTTGTTATTAGCCTTGTCAGCCGCCTTTACTACCTGTTCCCACCATTCCTTGCGATAAATGCCCACACTGGACTGAGGACGCTTATATCGCTTGCATTCGATTGTATATCCATCTACCCCAAGTAGGTCACCTCTATCAGCAGTTCTATATTGTTCGATGTCTCTTTTAATATCTTGAAGAGAGAGGTGCAGTTTTAAATAGTTTGCAACCTCTCTTTCAAAACTAGCTCCTTTGTTGCGACCATTAACCATGATAGAAATCGTTTGCTGTAACCTGACCTTTACTTGCTATAAATATATTAGTGAGTGTTTTCTGAGATGGTTTGCGCTTACCCTGTATCAATAAAGTAATCGATGATGGGTCTAGCTTGGCTATTTTAGCAAAGTATCTGCGAGAGATACCACGTTTTATTATATGTTCATCTAATGTCATTGCTCTTCTTCCTTATAAAATTCAACTGCCCATAAGATTCTTTGTTGTTTATTAGAATAGATAGCTTTACGAGTTCTACCATTACCAATAACAAAACCCTTTTCCATTAATGGCTTAAACCTTGGTGAAATACTACTGGCCCTAACGTCAGGCAATGCTCTATCAACTTCATCCATAGTTGCACCTGATTCACCAAAATGTCTAATAGCATCTAACACCAAAGACTCTAATCGTGTTGGGTCAATCGATATAGCTGCATCTATAGATGTATCAGGGTCAGTAGTTCTAACCATTTTATATGCGTCTTTGTTTTCCATTTTCATTGTCCTTCCATTCTGTATGGTCTCCAAGCTCCAAAATTAGTTCCGTCGTGCCAAGCGTCGTATGCCACACCTAATAAAAATGGCATGAATTTTGGGTCTTCTGGTCTGTGCGGAATTAAGTTTTTGTATTTTAATACTTTCTTAACAAATTCTTCTTTGGTCGCTCCTTTTGTAATAACTTTGTGCGCCAGTTTCCAAAACTTTTTTTCGTCATACATATCGTAATTATCCTTTTATTATTCTTCTTATTTTAAATTTGAAATGCAGAACCTTCATGCCCCAATAAATTCTTGTGTAACGACCTTTGGAATATCCATATATGTTAAAGGATTTGGGTCTTAGATAAGTCATCCATTTTAAAATATAAAAATTAAATATAACCCATTCACCTTCATTTATTTCACTCCAAGGTCGAGGATGGTCAGTGGGTATTTTAATATTTGGTTTTTTAAATTTGTTTCCATTTTTGTTTTTCATTGTCTTTGTCCTTTTTTTGTTGATAAATAATCCATAATAACTATTTGACATATTGTCAATAGGTATGATATCAAGGGTCAAGGAAGGAGAAAACAATGATACCAGATTATAGAAAAGAATATGGCAGTCGAGCCATGCACGTAAGCGCATCAGGTGGCACACAACCACTTGATGATTACTTCTTAAAACTATTCATAGACCATCATTTAAAGATAGGTTACCCAGGTTCTGCTAAAATGGAAGGCGGTAAGGCTGTCCAAAAGATAGTGGATTTATGTCTTGGTCTTGATAACTTTATCAAAGCGAGAGGAGAGCAAGAACAAAAGTCTTTTGAGCAAGCATCTCGAATGGTTACACATGAATATGGTTTTTATAAACCAAGAGGCTTTGATGATGGCAAGGATGCAGAAGAACACGCTGAAATCAAACAGCACCTTGTTCAAATGGCTACCCATGCATTAAAGGGCATGAGAGAATACTTCGGCAATCAACAAATCGAAGGTGAGTATCAGAGATGGATGGATGTGGATGGTATTGATGTGCCATGTATGATGTATCTTGATTACGCATCAGCTAAACGTGAGCTTGATTTAAAGTGCAGCTTTCCCACACGCAATCCAATAAAGAAAGACGGTACAAGGTCATGGCGAATACCATCTCCTAAGACTGAGCCTACAGCAAATCAAGTAATTCAACAGGCAGTATATCACAAAGCAACAGGGCTAGAACCTGCATTGTTATTTGTAACAAGCAAGGGATATGAGATTGCTACAGCGCAAACAACTGACTTGCTTAAAAAAGATAGTCTTGATTATCACTTTAACTTAGTCAAACAAAGATGGCTTGTTCAACAAAACATACTAAAAAACGCAAGTGGTAACTGGCGCACACTCTTTGATATGGTTCAACCAGACTTTGAAAGAATAAGAAACTTTCATGGGCCAGACATACATAAAATTGCACAATTACAATGGGGGATAGAATGACAGAACAACAATTTGAACAACTTATGAAAGAAGATTTACAAAAGATGAATGACTTTCAAAATGAATTACAGCAACAAATAGATGTTATGAATATAAAATTATCTAAAACAATTAAAGAGTTAGATGTAATGACAGAAAACCTACAAGCGTTTGTAACTCTATTAAATGAAAACAACAGATTGATAAGGCAGGGCGATGAAAAAAAGACAGATACCACAACATCTTAAAGACTTAATACACGTGGTTGGCATGACTGAGCAAGAAGCTACTTGGGATTGTCATGGCACTCCTGTTATTTATCACGATGCGTTAGAGCGTATTGCTGAACATCAAGGCATTATGTTTGATAAGCCTACCATCATTGAGACAATAGCAGAAAAAGGTATTGTTGCTATGCTCGTACAAGGAACTAATGGAGATAAAACTGCATGGTCAATAGGTGAAGCTAGTCCCCATAATTCTAAGAATAGCTATCCGTTTGCTATGTCTGAGAAACGTGCCAAAGATAGAGTAATACTCAAACTTATCGGTGCATCTGGTTTTGTTTATTCAGAAGAAGAAGCTGATAGTTTTCAAAACCCTAATCGGTTTACTAATCAACCAGAACCACAACCTGAACCTGAAGTAGAAGAGCCTATAGAAGATGGCCCTTCTATCATAAGAGATACAAAAACTGAAGACCAACAAAGAGAATTAGATACCTTTGAATTAAAGGTGTACCAGTGTGGCTATCACATTGATAAGTTTGTAACAATACAAGATGCTAATGCTTGGCATACCAAGAACAAAGCCTTTCTAGCACAAATAAAAGAAAAGTATTCTATAGACCACAAGATAATACAAAAAATGTTTAGAGATAAATGGACTGAAATCACATCTAAAAAATAGGAGTAAAAGATGACAACTTATAATAAAGTAATTGACGTAACATTGTTTGAACCAACACAAACTGAAAATGAAAATTTGTTATGTCAGAACATGACGCAGATAGGCACTTGGAATAAAGAAACAAAATCTATTGATGCAGAAACAGTGACACTTGAAGAAAGTAAAACATATTCTGTACAATTATATGCATCACAATATACAACTGCCAGAGGTAAGAAGAAATTTAACCTTCGTATCTCTGAAGTGATTGATGATGGTAGTGTGAGTAATCCATTTAAACCAGCTATTAAAACATTGAACTCACCATTTTAAATTAAAAAAACCCCCTGTCTAGTTTTAATCTACACAGGGGGAAGGAGAATTTAATGAAATATTCAAAACAATCTTACGCTGACTGGGATACTTTTGTAAAGTATAAAGAAGATAAATACGAAAGACAAAAAACCAAAGAAAGATTAAGACAACAAAAATATTATCAAAGATATAGAAGAAGAAGGTATTGGCTTAATAAATATCAAGAGTCACAAGGTTGTCAGACTTGTGGATATAATAAATCACACAAAGCATTATGCTTCAGGCATCCAGACGGACTTGTAACAAACTATATAAAGCTACCGATTAAAAAACTTATAGAGTTTGTAAGAACCAAAAATATTATCTGCCAGAATTGTATTAACGAGCAGTCTTCTTAGGTTTCTTCTTAGCTTTCTTCATAGCCATAGCAGTCGCAGCTTGTTTCTTCATAGCTTGTGACTTCTTTGGCCTACCTCTCATAGAACCATATGTACCTCTACCCATTGGCATATCAGCCTCCTTTTCTTTCTTTCCTTTGAGGTATGCAACCTCTTTACTTCTTGGCTTTGTTTCGTTTGCTGATTGCTTTTCCTTTTTTACGAGCATCAGCTTTACTGCTTGCACCCCACGCACGAAGGCTAAGTAGTAATCTTGTAGGCTTTCCCTTACTGTCACGTTCTGGCCCTTTCATATTACCCATTCTTGATAAGAAACTTGCGCGTCTAGGATTATCCCCAGACTTCACAGGACGTTTAAGATTAGCACCAGTAGTGCGCTTGAAGTGCGCTCTACCAGCCCTGTTTAAACCACCGCTAGGATTCTGAAACCGTTTCGCTACCATCTACCTGTCTCATTCTATCTACTAAACGTCTAGCTCTGTTTGTCACTTGTGTGTACCATCTTGAATCTACCATCTCATCTGCTGCACCAGACCAATCTCTTGCATCTACATTTGCCTTCATGCCCTTGAACTTAGATAGTCTTGGATAACCCAGATTAAACATCATGTTTGCAATTATCAACTGCACCTCTTCTGGCAAATCATTGAAGTCTTTATACAACCTATGACAATCTTCTATAGTGACTGTTATATCAAGATTAAATGCTGATTGTACACGGCTTTGTTCTATGACTGTGCCAACTCCCATGCTACATTCTGGATCATCTTTGGTAATTAAATGTCCAATACCGAACGTAGGCAAGCCAAGATGGTCAAGATATATCTCATACTTACAGCCTTCGTCTTCAGCTAACTCTTCTCTAAGTTTATCTAAGTTCATTTCTTTTTCTTTTTAAGTTTTTTAAAATCAGCACCAGTTATTTTTTTGCGCGGTGATGCTACTTGAGCAAGTTTTTTTTGCTTTGGTGATAGTTTTTTACCTGGCATTATTTCTTTCCTTTTTTCTTTAACATAGATGTAAGTGTTTTAGCTTGCCCTGCATGAGAACGTGATGCCTTACGCAAGCCAGATGCTACCTTCTTGACTTTTGCCTTTTGCTGTCTTGTCATCATTTCTTTTTTGCCTTTTTCTTTTTACCACTTCTAGTCAAATCAGCGTCTGCTTTACGTGCGCCACCCTTGCCTGTAGCAAATGAGCGAACACGACCAGCTGCCCACTGATGCGCTGATACTTTAGGTCTACTACCACTAGAATAATATGCACCTAATCCTCTTTGATATACCTGGCCTAACGTGCTTTTGGATATACCAGATGACTTAGAATACTTTGCTACAACGGCTGCTTTGCTCATCCCTTGCTCCTCTGTTTACTAATTCTATCCATCATAGCTGGTGTAAGTTTACCCTGTCTATATAACTTTGAGGTACGCTTTATCTCTGCTTCTCTTTTCTTAGGATTCTTTGCACCGCGCACATACTTCTTTGGCACACCTTTTTTTGTCTTGGCAACTTTGGCAAACTTTCTCATTTAGAAACTCCTTTAAACTTCTCAAAGCTACGCATACCACCAAGACCTAACATTCCAAGAAGAATAGTTGTTAAGGTTTCCATGTCGAAACTAGGTAACTCAGGTATTTCAATACCAGCAATCGCAGTTGCGAAAAGAATAAACGGAGTAATGATAAAGTGATACGCAAGCGCGAACGCAGTGACCCATCCTGTAAAGGGGCGCCATCCAGCAACAAATATTGACCTGTGTTGAGCTTCTGCTTTGTTGACTTCGACTTGTGCGAGTTGCGCTTCGTGCGCTTGTTTTTCTGCAAGTGTGGCGATTTCATGGGCAAGTGCGTTCTTCTGGTCTTTGTCCTCAACAAACTTATCTAATAATCCTGTTACTGGCCCTATCAATGCTTGTATCATTTGCTACTCCTCTGGATAACATTGAGCAGTCATTTTGTAATATTGGTTACCATAAAATTGTTCCCACATTTCATCTCTTGCTAACCAATTACATTGCTGTTCTAACATAGGTTGTTGCAATACCATCTGACCAATAGGATGCCAATCTATACCGTTGTTACCCCACATTGCTACCACAAGCACCCACGCTATCTCTGCATTGTGGTGTATTTCTATCATTTTTTACTCATCCATGCGCTAACACCCATGTATGCTCCTACTATACCACCACCTGTAATATACAGCAAGTTTGATAAATCAGTAAGTAATTTGATACGTGTATCAGGAACAAATGGTGCAAACATTAACAAGGTATACACAGCCATAAAACATAACACTGCGGTAGCCATGCGTCTTTGTGCTGTAAGTTTGCGAAGTTGTGCATTTTCTTTTCTGTCTTGCATCTCCATGTCATGTAAACGCATTTCATCATCATCAACTATACCATCACCATCTACATCTAAGTAACTGTATTTACTATCTTTTTCTAATTTCTTTTGTATCATGTCTAGCCTTTGTTATGCCAAAGATAAAGTAGTAATATGCCAAAGCCTACAACAGTTAATACTAAAAATATAATTGCTATTGCTTCCATAAAATGTTTACGAGCTTCACGTTGAGCATACATTGTTTCTTGTCTTTGCTTTCTTATATCGCGTTCCATCTTTATAAGTTCTTGCCAAGCGTTCGGCCCACACATACTACTTATAAGTTTACGTAACTCATCTCTCTGATTTTCAAGCTGTTTCTTTTGAGTAAATAATTCCATGGCTTCTTGCTCAACAGATTTACCAGAAAATAATTTTTTAAATATAGGGGGGTTTTTAGCTTCATGGTGCGCTCTATCTATATCTGATACTGCTCCCATCCACCTGGATAAATCTTTACCCATAGACTCAATATCTCTGCCAATAGAAACACCTTTTTTTAAAGCGTTAAAAGCACTACCAGCTATTGCTATAGCAGAAATAGGGTCAACCATTTTACCTACTCAAAACTTTATCTATCTTATCTTCGACACGATGCAAAGCATCCATCACTTGCCGCATATCATCTTTCACATCTTGCTTAGTCGCGTAGTCTTCGCGTGTTCTATTGAGCAATATCTGCAAACTTTTTATCTCAGCAAACATTTGACGGAACGCCCAGAAAATAGGAGCAAACACAACAGTTAAAATTATATTCCAAAAAAGCATTGGGTCTATTTGCATTTTAATTCTCTATGTAAATTCTAAATGAAAATCGGTTGCAGTTTGACGTGAACCTTCGTCAACTGGGTCAGATTGCACATTTTGTAATGTTGAGTTTTGTATAATAAAACCAATTCTACTATCATCATCTCTAGTTTTGAAATTAGTGCCAGTAAGTTGCTCAAAAAACGAGTTACTTCCAATTGCAGTACCAGCCGTTCCACCAATTGCACAATCAACACTATCGCTATTTGGTTGATGTGTTGTTTTAGTGTATATTATGATAACTGGTGGATTATCACTTTGAGTTTCTGGTCGTTGTGTTTGCCCACTAATTTCTCCACTATCAGCATTATTTGAAAAACCATTGACTTGCGTTGATTGAATGGTCTGGGATGGAGTAAAAAATAATATTGTATTTTGCAACCATTCTGCTTGCCCAGTTGTAACTGTGCCAGATGAAATATCAGAAGACGTCATAATTTTGTAACTAAAATCTTCGCGAAATTCTCTATTTGCATCAACAGAATATGAACCAATTAGTGTCCAACCTGAGTTGAGATTTTGAGTTGGAACAACTGAACTTGCCGAATTGATACGTCTCTCCCACAGTATTGCTATATCTCCAACAGAACCTGCTGAAAGACTAGTAGTCATAGTATTTGTAGCATCCTGACCTGCATTACTAGCTCCAGATGGGTCTTCTTGATAAGTTCGAGTATTAAATGACATCGTCAATCCTGCTGTTGCTAGTTGATGACCAGATGCCATTATACCTAAAGGGATACCCATTAACTTGCCGCCAAGTCACCAACGAGTTGCCATGTATCAGTAGCAATTTTGATGCAACTTGCTCCACTATGTTGTGCGCGAAACTTGAGGGTTGGTGTTGAATTAACTGTAACTCCAGAGCCACCAGCTACTGTTACTTGCCCTGCCCCTATTTGTATGAAATCAAGCTTTGTACCTACTGGATAAGCGACACTAGAATTAGGCGGTATTGTAAGGGTGATTGCAGAGCCGTTGGATAATGTTACTAGCTTACCACCATCAGCTAAAACGGTGGTGTAGGTTGTGCCTGTCTGTGCGTTAATAGCTTGATAGGCTTGCTCTTGTAAAGCAACAGTACCAGTAGCATCAGGTAATGTAATGGTGCGGTCTGCGGTGGGGTCGGTAACAGTAAGAGTCGTTTTGTTGTCATCGTTTGTTGCACCTTCAAAGATAAGGTCTATTCCTGTATTAAGCCTTACATCTCTGTTAGTAAATAACGTGTGACCATTACCTTGAAACGTCATCCTAGTTGATTCAGAACCAGCAGACATTACTTTAACATCTAATCTGCCATCTTCTGTACCATCAGTTTCATCTGCTATATCTGCGTTTATTTTTGCATATACTATTTTTTCATCAGCATCATTCTCTCCAGAAAAATTTATATGACCAAGCACATCACCAACAGCAGGGCTTGTGCTATTGCGATATAGGTCTAGTGTAGGGTTTTCTGTAGCACCAGCATCTGTCGAGGTAAGGGTTAAGTCTCCAGTAATGCTTTGGTCACCAGTGTCTAAAAGAACAGTGCCTGTGGCATCGGGTAAGGTAATGGTGCGATTGGAGCTTGGGTCAGCAACAGTAAGAGTCGTTCTTACACCATCATTCGTTGCACCTTCAAATTGAAGATTTCTATCTGATGCTAAAAGAACATCTCTGTGAAATTGATTAAAACCAAAGCCTGTTGAATAATGAGTTACCAATGAACCGCCTGTCATGGTATTGATAACTAACCTACCATCTTCTGTACCATCAGAAGCATCAATCAATCTAGATTCTATTTCAGTGTAAACAACTTTTTCACCAGCATCATTTTCACCTGAGAAATGAATGTGACCAAGTATGTCATTGTCTGCTGGACTAGAGCTATTTCTGTAAAGGTCTAATGTGGGGTTCTCTGTAGCACCAGCATCTGTTGAGGTAAGGGTGAGGTCTCCTGTTATGCTTGCACCATCTGAAGTGGTTTCTATCTTTTTGCTGTTGTCGTGATATAGCTCGACTGCTCCATCGTTGAAAAACTTAGCCGCTGTTTCGCTTCCATCTGCTTTTTGTATCCCAACAAAACTTGCGCCAATGAGCAAAGAACCTGTTCCAACGTCTTTAATCCTAGAGTTGCTACCATCGTGACTTATTGTTAAATCTTGAGAAGCACCTACTCTAATTGGTTCATTATCACCTACATCAATACCATCAGCAGTAAGCACTCCTGTTATTTCCGCACCAGTGCTAGTGGTTTCTAGCTTCTTACTGTTGTCGTGATAAAGTTCTACTGCACCATTGGCGATTCCTACGATACTATTTTCTGTAGTATTCGTTCTTAAAAATAAACTACTTCCTGTTGAATTGATTACTAAATGACCAGTGCCTGTTTCTGAAATATAACTGTTTGAGCCATCGTGATATATCTGTAAGTCCTGAGATGCGCCTAGCCTTATTCTTTCATCATCGCCTACATCCACACCATCAGCAGTAAGAACCCCTGTAACTGTCGCACCGCTTGATGTGGTTTCTAATTTCTTAGTTCCATAATGATATAATTCTGCTGCACCTGTCGATCCATCTGCTAAGAAATAAGTGGCTGTGCCACCACTTCCATCATCACTTTGTATAATTACATCTTTATCATTAGCACCTTGACGAATATAAAGATCGCCATTAGCATTGTCAATAAAAGTATTACTACCAGTATGACTCATTGATAAATCACCACCAGTGCCAATTTTTAATGCTACGTTATCGCTAAACGTCAAGTCACCACTGGTCTTTGTATCTGCCGCATCACTTCTTAAAAACTGGGTGCTGTCTAAACTGTCGATGGTGGTTGCGTTTACATTAGTAAGACTTGCACCACTACCATCAGTAAGCAGAACAGTGCCTGTCGCATCAGGTAATGTGATAGTTCTATCGGCTGTAGGGTCTGTGACAGTCAGGGTCGTTTCGTTAGTATTGCTCGTAGCACCCTCAAATTGAATGACTTTACCACTAACAAGATATATTCCATGATAAAAAATAGTCCCAGTACTACTAGTTTCTAAATTAATTAAATTATTATGATATAATTGAACTGTACTATCATTATTAGCAACAATCTGTTTTTCAGTTCCGTGCATTACCATGAAATCTGAATCTGTTGACATATTCAAAATTAAATCTGAATTTGTGTTATCAAAATATAATTCTGCATCGCCATCAGTACCAAAAACTGCCTTAACATCATCGCTAAATGTTAGGTCACCAGAAGTCTTTGTATCTGCCGAATCACTGCGTAGGAATGATGTGCTGTCTACGCTATCAAGGGTTGTAGCGTTTACATTGGTAAGACTAGAGCCATCTCCATCAGCTAACAGGATAGTACCTGTAGCATTAGGAAGCGTGATTGTTCTATCAGCCGTTGGGTCAGTGATGGTAAGCGTAGTTTCATGGGCATCAGCCGTAGCACCTTCAAAGATGATAGCGTTAGCTGCGTTCATTGTAACTGTATCAACCGTTGTAGTTGTTCCAGCTACTGTTAGCTTTGGCACAAGTAACTCGCCTGTGCTTGGATTGTATCTCAATGCACCAGTATCATCTAGCAAGGCATTAGATTCATCGTGAAACACCACAGGGAAGTTTGTATTAGCTGTGCTATCACTTACCGTTGTTGTGGATGCAAGCGTAGCAGTAGCAGCATTTCCTGTTATGTCAGAAGATATAGTAGCTGGTAGTCGTGCGTCTAAAACTGTGCCTGATAGTTGTGATGCATCAATTGTCTTGTTTGTCAAAGTATCTGTTGAACTAGCTGTAATACCGCCAATGTCTGACAATACTTCAGCAGCAGAGCGTCCTTCTATATCTGTACCATTTACACGCAAGAAATCATCATCTGCCACACCGCTAGTGAATTTAGGTACGTTTGTGTTGGATATGCCAGTATCTAACGTAGCAGCCGTTCCAAGACCAAGTGATGTTCTAACCGTAGCACCAGTTTCAAGCACAAAGTTAGACCCATCACCTACTATAAATCCACTATCTGTAACTGCTAATCCAGCCACATCTTGTAGTTGTGCGTCCAGTCTTGCGTTTGCTACTGTACCTGATAGCTGAGAAGCATCAATTGTTTTATTGGTTAAGGTTGTTGTGCTATCGGCCGTAATAACCCCTAAGTCACTTACTACCTCTGATGCACTTCTACCTTCAATTACACTACCATCTACTTTGAGAAAGTCATTGTCAGCAACACCTGATGTAAACTTTGGTATGTTATTGTTTCCAATACCAACATTCAGTGTTGCTGCCGTGCCAAGACCTGAGAAGTTACTCGCATCCAAGTAATAACTGCCCTGTTGACCATCAAGTAAATCTGCATCTAATCCTGATGATGCACCATCTACTGTTTTGATAGCACTTAATATTTCAGATGCTGTTTGGTCTGTCGTAGCACTTGCTTCAATGCCATCGAGTTTTGCCTTGTCACTGCTAGACATTAATCCATTTACGGATGAAGTAGCAACATCTGTAAGTGTACTATCTGCTTCTGGTACACCACTGCTAGAATTAAATTTTAACACACCACCCTTGAGGTCAATGTTATGTGGCAATGTGCCAGATGTTGTATCTGATTCTGGTCTTAGTAAGGCCCTATCTAATCGTCTGCTTATCTGCTGTATTTGCAATGCCATTCTATCAAGAGCATTTTCATGTGTTTCTGCTGGGAATGGGTCATTTACTCTGTAATTAGTAGGCTGTGTAAAACCCATATTACGCATTAAGAACACAGTTTCACTTGCAGTAGGGGCAGTAACAAAAGTAACTGTACCACCATTAACATTACCAGTGCCAGTTACTGCATAGTTTGTACTTCCTGTTCCTATAGACCTAACAGACTCTGCACCTGTTGCTGTTGTTACAACAATAACCTTTATGTCTGTTGTTTCTAATATCTCAAATGTAAAACTAAAAGCTGTGGTACTGCCATCGCCTGTATATGTATTTGTTGTTGTGGTAGTTGTTACTGTCATGGCTTTATATCTTTATAATATAGTTGAGAATAATTGTTGGTTGTACGTTGTTGTGTGCTGAACCAGAACCTGTAGAGTTTGTTGAACCCGAATTTACAGTCATACTGCTTACCGCACCTTGGCTACCATTACCATAGGAAGCACTAGAAGAAAAACTGACAGACCTAACTACCGAACTATGGCTGTGCGCTGGTAATTGTGCAGTGGTTAATGTATGTGTTTCAGAACCACCTGTATCACCTAATGTATCGCCATTTAAACCGCCTGTCTGGTCAGTCAAACGATTGGCAGATGAACCAGACATGTCATCTTTACCAGCAACTACACGACCTTGTAAGTCTGGTAGATTAAATGTAGAAGAGCCATCCCCAACACCGTAGGTAGTGCCTATAATACCAAATAAAGTTGCGTAAGTGCTTCGACTTACAGCTTGACCACCACACAATAAAAACCCTGTGGGGGCAGATGACCCAGCAAAAGGAATAACCATACCAGCTACAAAAGGAAAAATAGTCGAATAACTAAAAGAACCATCGCCATCTGAAACAACTGATTGACCATCTGTGCCATTGCCAGATATATTAAGTTCACTTGCTGTTACTGCATTAGCATCTATCTGTGATGAGCCTACTGTACTTAGAGTTGCCAAACTACCAAGACCAATAGTTGTTCTTACCGCAGATGCGCTTGTATCATCTACAATGGTAGCAGCAAACGTAGATATTGGTGTTACATCTGCTGTTCCAGCCACCGCAATAACATCACCGCTTCCATCAAAACCCAGATACTTACTGGCCCTCTCTGTTGAGGTAGGTATGGTTATTGAACCTGTATCAGTTTCTGCAAACTTAAATGTTCTATCTAACTCTTCTTGTTGCTGTTGATTTACAAAGGTAAGTTTATCTAGTGCATCTTCATGTGCAGCAGCTGGGAAGCTATCATTAGGTGTATAGTCTGTATTTTGTGTAAGTGTCATTACACGTTTTAGCAAAAGAGTCTCACCGCTTTGTGGTCTTCTGTCTGTTGTATCGTAATTGCTATCGTCAGAATTACCAGTATCAAACTTAAAGGTAACAGTGCCACCATCTTGCTCACCAGCATTGCTTACAAGATAATCTGTGTTGATTGTTTTAGTAACTTCTGCACCAGTGCTATCTGTTCTTACAATAACCTTTAATTCTGTATCTAAGAATATCTTAAAACTATAAGCAAAAGCAGAAGTAGTGCCATCACCGCTATAGCTGACTTTTGTTGTGGTGCTACTAACTGTCATATCTACTCCTACTTAAATCCTTATACCTTATTTTTATGTGTCAGCAAAGTGCTACTCAATTTTTGACGCTTTAATAGTTGACAAACCTTCTTTAGCTAACAATATCATAGACCTATATAATGTATCTATCAGTTGTCTTTTTTCTGGAGCAGTAATATCTTCTGCTTTATAAATTTGCCTAACCATTTTAGAATGACCAGATAAAGTTTTTTGTAATTCTATTAAGGGCAATAATGTTAAATCTGTTTTTTCTAAAACAGACATTGCTTCTAAGCCTCTGTTATCATTTCTAAGTTTTCTTACAGTATCCATTCTTCCTTTAATCTTATCAAATTCTTTGTAAAAATCTGTAATAAATTGTGAACCAGCGGAAGGTTGTCTAACTACAAATGCTTTAATAACAGGTAAATCTGCAAGCGTATCACTTGGTTGCGTTGGGGGAGATACAATACCTTGTTTTTCAAGAATAGAATCCATAGCCTGTAATCCGTATGACCCTAATGTGCTTGTCCAAGACCTTATAACGTGTTCAATTTTAGCTGGGCTACCCATAGCTCCATCTGTTGTTTCTGATATGAACGCCCCTAAAAATTTTGCTGTTTCACTTGTGTAATCATTATATTGATACTCAGGTAAAACATCTTCTAAATATCTCGGAACAATTGGTCTATCTGTAAAGAAACTTCTATTAGCAAATAACTCTATTCCTGGCTTAATAAAGTCAGGTATTGGGACTATTCCTCCACCACTATCTTTTGCAAAGTTTCCTAAAAATTCTGTTATTGCTTTAGGGTCTTTATCTTTTGCAAAATCTAACATTTTTTCTGCGCCTGTTCCAAACAAAAGACCTAACTCAAAAGGCTTTGGTATTCTGTAAGCAGTATAATCCCCATCTTCTAATGTTCCATCTCCTGTTATTACAATCCAAAATAAATCTTTTTGCCATTCTGGAAGTGCTTGATACCTTGGGTCATCATGGTTTTTCATCCATAAGAATACGCTAGGAAGAGTTATGTAAGCACCTATAAGACCAGCAGTTTGCAAAGGTCTTGTTTTAAAGGCATCATATATTTTTGCGTAACCTTGTAATCTTGCATTAAAAAAAGCAGAAATTCTATTTATTGCTTGTATCTGCGAACCCATTTTAGCAAAATCTATAGTAATATCCCTTGCATTAAAACCAGATGCTTGAATGATATCTCTATCAGAAAAACCTTCTTTTTCTTTCATTCGTTTAAGTTTTTTATAAGTAAGAGCATACTCCCCAACACGAGGCGCAGTCTCAAATATTTCAGACATAACCCTTAACATTTCTAATGGGTTAGTAACAGCGTTTCTCATTCTACCGCCAGTAAAATATTTTTTTACATCTTTTGCAAAATAAGCTCTGTCCATACTTACAAACATAGATTGCATTGCGCCTGATGTTGAAAAGTCTTTCATTAACTTTGTTCTGCCAATCATATGACCAACACCAATCATACTACTATAAAATGGAAGAAAATTGTTTTGGCTAAATATAGCTGATTGTAAATTATCTCTAGTAAAATTTCTTGTCATAAATTCTGGAGCAAGCGTAGCACCAGCTCTTAAAAATTTTGATGGTATAGATGCAAATTTTACAAAAGCATTAGCTTCTGCTTTGTTCATATCTTTTATTGCCCCGGCAATATCTGAACCAACTTCCCAAATTTCTTTTTTACCATTTCTAAAAACAGCTATTTCAGTATTACTTACAACCTGACCATCTCTTCTAAATATAGTTAATCCATCAAGAGCAGATTCATTTCTAAATTTTGGCTCTGCTATTGTTGCTAGTTCCTGTTCTGTTAGTTTAATAGCTTTTGTTTTAGCATCTAACTTACTTATCTCTGGAAATGCCTCTGGCTTTTTTTCAACCATTTCTATAAATTTATTAAAAGCATGATTTCTTTCAGCTAATAAAACATTAGAAACAGTATTAAGATATATAGATTCTATGGGGTCTTGTATCTTTGCCTTGCTACCTTTTATTTTTTTTAAAGGGTTTTGCATAACTGATGTAAACTCAGACCCACTCCCTGTCGCTGTTTCTTCTAATACTCTACTAAAAGGCACATAATTTTTATTCATTTCTTTAATTAAAGCTAAGTTTTCAACAGATATTACACCAGCATCTTGCATATATTTGAGTATTCTATCTTGATAAGCATCTAATTCTTTAGCAGTTTTTTCATATTTTTTTGATTGTGATGATATTACAGTTTGTGAATCTTTTAAATTTATACCTGTTTCAATTCCTCTAGCGTTAAGTTCCACATTTCTTCTTGCGACCATATATGAACCTAATGCTTCATATTCTGCTTTTGATTGAAAGGTTTTAAGTATATTTTCTAAAGATTTTCCATTACCTTTGAGTGTTTTAAAATTTAAAGTTTCGTATGTTAGCTGATGAACTCCCCTACTCACTATTCCAGGTTGCAATCTCATTTGTTTATAAGGGCTTACTAGGTCTATTTTACCACCAGCTTTTTCATATTTTTTTACTGCTGCATATATTGGATGTAGTCTATCAAGAAACTGAGTTGCTATTTTTGCCTTGGTTGTTTTTAAATCTGGTAATACTGGTTTTTCTTTTTTAAATTGTATTCTTGAGTGGACAGATTGAGCAGCTTCTGTAGGTAACTTAATATCTAGCGTTAAATCTTCTATACGAACACCTGATTCAAGTTTCATACCAGATTTTTCTGCCTCTGCTAATTTATTAGCTCTTTCTTCTGCTCTTCTCATACTAGGTGTTTTAATGGTTTGAGGAAGTGGTGCGCCTGTCCAATCTACTTGACCAATAATTTCATGTGGTAAAGGCTCATCTCTAAATTTTGTTATATTTTCGCTTAGTAAATCTTCTCTTTTTTTGGGGTTTCTTGCTATTTCAATAGCTAGTTCTGGAAAACTTTTATTGGTTTGTTTTACTCTTTCAGAAATCATATTAGTTGCTTTTGCGCCAAGACCGAAAGAACCTATTACTAAAGCATTGTTTACAAGTTCTTCTTTAGTAGGCATACGTCCATCTAACAGTGGGCCAAGTGAAGAAAAAACCCCCCACTGCGCTGCTAAATTACTAAAGCCTGTAAGACCTAATTTTTGAGGTAGAGCAACAGCAGTGCCTAATGTAATACCAGCCTTTGCCCCTTCTTTAAATCCTTCGTCTATAAAAGTTTGCCACCATTCACTAAAGCTATCAACATGGCCTTCTTCTAATGCTTTAACATAAGTTGATTTAATAGATTCGTTTACAAAAGCAGCACTTCCAGCAGCTATTGAAGGACTTTTTGTCGCTAAAAATGTTGGTATGGCAGAGCCTATATAAACAGGCAAATCTGCTCCTATCATTGTCATACTTTCAGCAAATCTTTCTAAGTACCCAGTATCTTCTGGTTCTGGTGAAAGAGAGCGTTGAAAATCTAAACCAATTTTACCGTCAGTATGATACTGCAAGGCCATATTAAAAGTAGAATTACCAAGACCTCTTTTAAAATATTCGGTAAACTGAGCATCTTCACCAACAGCACTTTCTTTTACTGAGTTCCAAACACTTTGCCAGTAATTTGTTATAGGTTCAGTGACTTCTTCATTAGTATTTGAAGGTAACTTACTGTACCCATAAGAACCTAAAATATTGTCATCATTAATATCTTCCGCAGAATCAAACCCATAAAAAGATAAAACATTGTTATCGTCTATAATAGTCAACTTTATCCCCTTGGAACAGCCATTGATTGACTTCCTAAAGTTGTTTCGTCTGGTTCTTCTGTAATTTTTTGCCGTAACTTATTTATACCGTTTTGGTATATTTTTGCATTAGGACTAGCTTTCCATGATTGATATTCGGGATGATTTATTATATCTTGTTTAGATGGTTCAGATATACCTCTGGATGATAAATCTTTTATTATAGTTTCTATTGGAGGGGCATAAGGTTGCAATTGTATAGGTACAGAAGGTTTTTCTTTTTTTGCTTCCTCGTTAATTGACTGTTCTGTTTGGTCTTGATTTTTAAATGTTATGACATCCATTTGTTCATTTAAAATATCTTGAATTGTTGCTCTATATGAACTAATAAAATCACTTTTAAAAATATAATCATCACTTGATGGGCTTAATAATTGGCGAGAAGTTCTCCCATCTTCTATGCCTTTTTTATATAATTCTTCAGATGCCATTGCAAAATTAAACTCTCTTACTTTTCCCATCGGGCTTTCACCAGCTAGTTTTGGGCTAATAACAGGTAAAAAAGACTCTATTAATTTGTCAAGTTGCCCTAATCCAGAAAGATATTCTTTGTTATTTAACAATTGAAAATTGGATTCTAAATCTACCACTCTTTGTGTAGATAAGTGCACCCCTTCTCTTTCTAATAAAGAATAGCCTTGTTCTCTTGGCTCTAAACCAAGAGCTTCATCATAAGGAGTTATAAATCTTTGTGTTGGGCTGCTTAATTTATTTTTTCTTACCAAAGTTCTTATAAATCTGTCTGCATTTACACTTTCTTCTGTAACAGGAGGAGTTACTAATTCATTTGTTAATGATTGTAAAAATTGGTCTTTTACTTCTTCTCCGTTTATGCCTGTTAATTTAGAATTCCTAACATCAGAAATTGTTAAATTGCCATCTCTTTTTAATTTTGTAAGTCTAATAACCTCTTGTTGATTTTCTTTTATCTGTTTGTTTGTTTCTTTTTTTTCTTGAATTTCTATTTCTTTTCTTCCAAGGTTTAAATTTTTTCTGGCTAAATCTTTTACTTGTTGTTTTTCAAATTCCCCCAAGCTGTTAAATAAATTTTGTTTAGCTTGGTCTGCAAAAATTCCATTTGAAACATCGTTAAACTGGCTTTCTAAAACAGCTACACCTTTAAATTCATTTGTTGCTACATCTGAAATATCAACCGTATTAGCAAGAAAAGTAATATTATCATTTGTTATTTCTTGAGATTTTTGAGAAATCTTCTGTATTAAAATATCTCGTATTGCTGCATCTTTTATTTTTTCATTTACAGTAGAAGTAATTTCTGATAAATCATCTAATGAATTTGCACTATCTATGTTTTTTGATAAAGAAAGCCTTTTGTTGCTTTCTGCCTTTTCATTAATTTGACTTATTATTTCTCCTTCTGTTAAAGGTGTCTGAATACCACTTTGTCTTGCAACTCTGTTATCGGATAACAAATTTTCAGTGGTTGCAAGCCACTCGAATGAGCCTTCGTTCATTCCATTTAATGACTCCAAGTTTTTAAAATAAGAACTATTATAATTATCTAATGCAATTCTATTGCCATTGTTAAAAGCGTTTTGTTGAAAATTTAATTTAGATTGTAAGAGTAGCTTATTAATATTATTAACAAGCATTGCTTCTCTTCTTTTTCCATAATTATTTAATTTAACATTCTCAATAATTCCATCAGATGCTTTTTTAAATGAAGCGTTTGCTTGAGCTATTGTTGTATCTGTTCGAGATGCTTCTAACTGTGCTATACTTAATTTTTCTGTTGCTTCTGACATCACTTTTGAGTTGATAGAAACATCTTCTCTTTCTTGTTCAGCTAATGCAAAATTAGTTGCGACTTTACTAGCGTCACCAAATGTTTTCTGATAATTAGCAAATGCCCTACCAGGTGCAGTAAAAGCATTTATACTTGCTCTTGGTGATAACTGACCAGATGCTAATCCTTGTGTTAGCCCTGCTCCTTGATTGTATAATGGTATTCTAGGCATCAGATTAAACTTGCTCCTGTTGATGCGGCATCTGTAAACCCACCGAGAAGTGATTGTTGTGCCTGTGTTCTAAAAGCCTGTGCTTGC